TAGGTGCTGCTGAGTCAGACATTGCAAGACAACAAGCCAGAGCATTTGCACAACCAGAATTAGAATTAAGATCAAGAGGACAAAGAGCTGGATTACTTGGTGGAATGCAAGCAGAACAAGCTGCAAGATTAGGTCAACTTGGTCAAGCTGGATTACAACAACAAGCCCTACAACAAAGAGGATTGGATGTTCCATATCAAGAGTTCCAAAGAGCTTTGGGTTATGGCGGTCAACAACTTGGTTTATTGGGTCAAGCAATGGCTCCGACTACTGCTGGTCAAACTACACAAAGAGAAACTGGCACAGGAGATATATTAGGAACTGCTGCACAACTAGCGGGAATATATTTAGGAACACTTTAAGGAGTTTTGTAAATGGCAGAAAATAATTTATTAAATATGCAACAGATAATGGGAGGTATTCAACAACAATACCCTGTAACTCCTCCCACACAACCATCTGCACCAACACCTACTGCCAATCCTAATGCTAGCAGAAATGAAAAATTATCTATGATGCTATACGCACTAGGCGGTGCTTTAAAAGGCGATGAAGACTTTGTTGTAAAAACATTGAAATTTAAAGAAATGCAAGAAGGCAAGAAGAAAGAGAAAGAACAAAAAGAAGCTTGGGAAAAAGTAAAACAAAGTGCATTAATACAATCAAATCCAAATATTGCCACACTTGCAAATGCACTAACTCCAGAACAAGGAATAAGTCTTGCTGTTGAAATGGAAACAAAAGAGCCTAAAAAGAAAAGTGTTGGTGATTTTAAAGCAGAAATTTTAGCAAAAATAGAAAGAGGAGAAACACTAACATCAAGAGATCAACAAGTTCTTGACGTTATACGAAGTACAGACCCAATCGAGGTTGCGATGAGAAGCTCGTTGGGTGAAATGGGTCTTGGTATGGACACAACAATAGAAACTTCAAGCGCAATAAGTACAAAAGAAGAATATGATGCTTTGCCAGTTGGTGCAAAATATACCGCTGATGGCATAGAATATGTAAAAGGTGAATAATGTCACAAAGTCCTTTTGGAGATACACCTTTAAAGCAAAGTCCTTTTGGCGATAAGCCTTTGCAAAAAAGTCCTTTTGGGGACACTCCTACAACACAACTACAAGTATCAGAATCAGAAGATGTAGGTTTTGGAGAAAACACTTACAGAACATTGGTAGGTGCTGCTAGAGACACAGCACAAGCAACAACAGAACTTGTAGAAGATATAACTGGTGCAGATATACCAGACCTTCCAACAATAGCCCAACCAACTTACACAGGCGGTGGTGCAATAAGAGACATAGCTGGATTTGCTATTCCGTTTACTGGACTAGCCAAAGGAGTATCTGCTTTATCAAAATTAGATAAATTAAAAAAAGCAAAAAAAGTATTAGACCCTACATCAACAGCTGGCAAAGTTGGCAAGGCTGCCTTAACTGGTGTTGCTGCTGAACAATTAGCCTTTAGTCCAGACGAAGAAAGATTATCAAATCTTATTCAAGAATATGCTCCAAACCAATTTACCGAATATCTTATGGCAGATGAAGATGATACTGCTACTGAAGGTAGATTAAAAATGGCATTGGAAGGAGCTGGTTTAGGATTAACTTTGGATGCTGTGTTTCTTGGCGCAAGATCAATAAAAAATAAATTTAAAAAAGCAGAAGAGATTGAGCAAGTTACTGAAACTCCTTTGCAAATTGAACCTAAAAAAGAGCCGTCAATAATTGATACCACCACCACCCTACAACAAGCAAAGAGAGAAATAGAACCAGAAGGTTTTGCCCCAACACCGAAAGAGGGTTTTGCTGCAAATGTAAGGTTATCTAAAAAAGAGCTTGATACAGATGCAGAAAATTTAGTTAAAAAGTTGGCAGATGAAAACGAACAATTTTGGACACAAAGAAGAGGTAGGGTTAGGTTTGGAAAACAAGGAGAAGTATTACACGAAGCTGCTTTAAACAAAGGTTGGACTGTTGATGATGTTTTAGATTTACAACAAGGTCAGGCTGTTAGTGCAGAAGATATAACAGCAGTAAGACAAATAGTCAGAGATTCACAACAAGAACTTTCAGATTTAAACAAAACATACAATTTAAAATCAGAACAAGGAAATTTAACAGATATAGACAAAGTGGAATATTTAAAATTCCTAGACACAGTTACAGCTTTGTCTGGCAAAGAAGCGGGTGTTGTTGCTGAAGCGGGAAGAACATTAAGAGCTTTGCGAGAAATGACACAAAGCCCAGATCAAAAGATTAGAAGTAAGGCCACAAAAGAATACTTAAACAAAATAAAAGGCACTCCAGAAGACCCTGATGTTATAGCTAAAAACTTGGGAGAATTTGAAGATATTGATTCTGCAATTAACTTTTTATCTAAAACAAAAAAAACAAAACCTATAGACTATGTGCAAGAAGTTTGGATTAACTCTCTTTTATCTAGCCCCTCAACACAATTAGTAAACTTTTTAAGTGGTGTTCTTACAGCAGCAATTAGACCAGCAGAATTCTACACATCTGCATTAGTAGGAGCTGCAAGAAGAGACCCAGAAAGATTAACTTTTTCAGAAGCAAACTCTAGACTCATAGGGAGTATTGCTGGAACAATAGAAGCATTAAAGGTTGGAACAAAAGCATTTGTTAAACCTGAGTCTGTTGTTGATAGCATGACTAAATTAGAGTTGAGAAAACAAAAGTCAATACCAGGTTTTTTTGGTGAAATTGTTAGAGCACCAGGAAGGTTATTAGTTGCAACTGATACAGCTTTTAAAGCAGCAGCATACCGACAAGAGATATACGGTCTTGCCATGAGAAAGGCACAAAAAGAAGGATTAAGTGGTGTGCAAGCTTGGCAAAGAGTTGGAGACCTTGTTAAAAGACATTCTGATGATCCAACTACTTCTCCGATTGGAAAAGATGTAAATTTAAAAGCAATGGATGTTGGTAGATACCAAACATTTACAAGAGAACTTGGAGAAACTGGAAAAAATATACAGTCTTTCATAAACAGAAACCCTTATTGGAGATTCTTATTACCTTTTGTAAGAACACCAGTCAATATAGTTAAGTACGCTGGAGAAAGAACTCCTTTAGGATTTATGTCTAAAGAGTTTAAAGAAAAACTAGCAAAGGGCGGTGCTGAAAAAGATGAAGTTCTTGGAAGATTATTATTTGGATCATCTGTAATGACAACCGTTGGATTTTTGGCTGGTAGTGGAAATATAACGGGAGCTGGCCCTACAGAGCCAAACAAGAGAAGGGCTTTACTTGCTACAGGGTGGAGACCCTATTCAATAAAAATAGGTGATAGTTATTATTCTTATAATCGTTTTGAGCCTGTTGGAATATTGTTTGGAATAGCTGCCGATATGCAAGAAATAGGAAACTATGTATTCAATGAAAGCGAAAAAAATGAAGAGAATGAATTAGAACTAGACAGATTAGCAACTATGTTAATGGGTTCTGTAACTAATAATTTAACTAATAAAACTTTTCTCTCTGGTATATCTTCAGCAATACAAGTCATTACAGACCCATCAAGGTATGGTGATAGATTCGTACAAAGATTTACAGGTTCTTTTGTTCCCACAGTATTTGCACACGCATCACAATATGATGATCCAGCTTTAAGAGATGCAAGAAATGTTACTGATAACTTCTTAAGCAGATTGCCTTTACTTGGCTATAGTAAAGAACTGCCAACTAGAAGAGATATATTTGGAGATGTAAGAACAAGAGATCAGGGTCTTGGTATCAGCACATTCTCTCCTATAAGACTGTCTGCAATGAAAAACGATCCTGTTTACAATGAATTTTATAGAATCGGTTTATATCCATCTACACCAACAAGAAAAGTTAGAAATGTTTCTTTAGAGCCAAAAGAATATGAACAGTTGTTAGCTTTGCAAAAGAGACTAAAAACTAAAGAAAAAATTGAAAGAATTATAAAAAGCTCTGTTTATAAAAATCTTCCAGATTATAGAAAAAAAGAATTATTAGAAAAAACTCTTAAAAAATCTCAATCTGCTGCAAGAGAAATATTGTTTAGCACCAACAAAAGATTACAAAAAGAATACATCAAACTGGAACAAGAAAAATTTAAATAAACCATGTCAAGAACCACAGAACGGGTTGGTCGTTCTGGCGAGTATTTCGTAGCATCACTTCTCTCTCAAATATCCGACACAGTTCTTATGATTCCTCATTCAGCCGAGGCTGATTTACTCTTTGAATACAACAACACACTTTACAAAGTCCAAGTTAAAACCAAGACCAAGATAGAAAAGCACAGAGCGAACTGGCGGTTTGATATGCGTAGAGGATCGCACACTAAGAACCGTACTTATGAAGATGGTTCAATAGACATCTTTGCCTTTGTCTCCCTACAGCATATGAACGTGGTTTTCTATGAGCCTAAAAAGACTGACAGCTTTACCGTTAAAGATGAGGAGATGAAGAACAACAAACCCATAGACAACATATTAGACATATTAGATAAACTTCACTATACTACCTGATAACGCATTAGGGAGATGTTATGAAAACTTTAGATGAAATGTTTATGGTCTATGTTAAAGACCTTAAAAGAAGACAGGTCAAGACTATTGCTAAGATAGAGCAAGTCTACCAAACCAATATCAGTCCTGTTCTTGGCGACAAGAACATAGATGAAATAATACGAGGGGATATAGCACAGTTACACTTTGATATTAGTGATAGAGCACCTTCTCTGGCTAACAAGTGTTTATCTATTATAAAGGCTATTTATAACCTAGCCATTACATTATCACTCGTAGTTATAAACCCAAGCACTAATATATCTAAGAACAGGGAGAACAAACGCAAGCGATACATGACTAATGAAGAGCTGCTGGCAGTTGTAGAAGAACTAAAGAAAATGAAAGATGACCCAATCTATCAGAAATCAGTTGCCTTTATTTGGTTACTAATCCTGACAGGTGCAAGGAAGGGAGAGATAGCCAAAGCTAAGTGGACTGATCTAGTGGGTAACACACTTATTATTAAGGATCACAAGACAGACAGGTACGGAGAGGATCGTATTATCCATCTAACCCCTATGGCACTAGACATAATTAACGAGCAAGATCGCTCTTCTGAATACATCCTTGGTATAAAAGCACCAAGAAGAACATGGGAAACCATCAAGCAAGCGGTTGGTTTAGAAGATATAAGACTGCATGACATTAGACACAGTTACGCATCCTGGTCTTTGCAAAAGATTAATCTATCAGAGGTAGGTAATTTGTTAGGCCACCGAGATCAGGCAACCACCCAGAGATACGCACACATTCATCAGGACAAGGCGATAGCCAACGCAAACCTTGTAGGAGAACACATACAAAACATTATTGATGGTGAATAATGTTATGTTTCCTTTCTGTCTATTACAAAGATTTGTTTAGCAGAATCTAACGATATATCGTATTCATCAGCTAAGAAGGTAAGTTTCTGTCTTGGAAAAGACCCCTTATCTTCTATAGCGTTCATTACGATTATCTTCTTAGTGACATCATCATAACCATTCCAGTTAGACACTTGAAGTTGGTTACGACCACAAATACATTTTGTACCCGTACCATACGTCAAGCTACATACTGATATGCAAGGATTGTCTTTGAGACTCGTAGTCTTGCCATTTATCTTTACCTTATCTATATATTCGCTCATTTATTTTCCTCCCGTATACCTTCGGGATTACATCCGTAGACCATTTCTAACTCTAAATCTATGTAATGTTTGGCTTTTAGTAAGTCTTCTACCTTGTCTTCTTTGTTTCTAGTAACGTACTTAATGCAGTTACCAAGATTCCAAGATAGTTTATTGGCATAGATGTATTGAGTAGGAGTGATTTCCAGACTCTTATAGTGATCGCCTCCAACNTGACGACTGGTGGCTTTATTGTCTTTTATAAANTTTTTCATCACTTGTTGTTGATATTCTAGTTAAAAAATGTATTATTGGCAATGAAAGAGTACAGAAGGGAGTAATAATGGAAAATATGGAAGACAAAACTAGCAAATTTCTTGACACTAGAGAACTAGCGCAACGATGGAAAATCAGCCCTAGAACACTAGAGAATCAAAGAGGAAAGGGGCAAGGGCCTCAATTCTTTAAGATCGGTGGCAAGGTGCTTTACGATATAGACTATATCGAAGAGTACGAACAAGACAAGCTGGTTTCAAATGGCGCACGCTAAACTCAGTCCTAGTGGTTCGAAGATATGGATGGCTTGTCCTGGTATGCCCAATCTAGCAAGTCAAGTGCCTTACTCTACAAGCTATGCAGCTGCCTCTGGTACGTTTGTACATAGCATGTCAGAGATGTTATTTAAAGATCGTTTAGAGAACGTAACACTTAGAGACTATTGGTTAGGTAGAAAAGAATTAGTAGAAGAGTTTGAAATAGTAGTTGATGAAGAGATGATTAAGTGTGCTGAAGTATATGTGGATTACGTCAACAAAAGAAAAGAAGAATTAAATGCCAAGATGCTTATAGAAGAGAGAGTAAGCATGGAAGAAATATCAGAACACATTTGGGGTACAGCAGATGCCATATTGATAGGCGAGAAAGAATTAGAGATCATAGATTTAAAATCAGGCAAGTTTCCAGTTAATGTAGAAGACAACACACAGTTGCTCATCTATTCATTAGGAGCTTTATCAAGATATGGTAACGAAGACACAATGGTTACCATGACAATAGTACAACCTAGATCATGGCACAAAGATGGTGCTATACGATCTTATTCCATGTCCGCAGCAAGTCTAGTGGACTGGGGTTACGAGACTTTGAAGCCAGCAGCAGATGCTTGTGACGAAGAAAACCCGC